ATGCACACCTATTATCGTTACCGCGGCGGCGAACAGACGGCTGGCGCCTTGATCATCAGGTTCTATCATTCCGGAGACCAGATCCGCGGTTATATCAGAAGAGTTGCCGATCCAGCCGAGAACGACACGATCTTCCCCGGCGAAGAGGTGGAGCCGGATGACGCCTTCCGGATGACGGAGAACAAGAACCAGGGACCGGACAAGCAACCGATCTTCGTGGAACTTTCAGAGGGGGTGGAATGGAACCCTGCCTGGGGCAAGCTGATGTGATTGTCGGAAAACTGGAGCGGGTGAAGGGAATCGAACCCTCGTATTCAGCTTGGGAAGCTCGGCCTATTTGAGCAATTGCCGGCACTTCGCTGTAAAACTCGGCAAATTCCATCCTGAAAAGCCAAATGAGTTCAAGCGGGGTGTAAAACCGAAGCGGGCTTGTCGAGAGCGGCTTTTCCGCTATCTCGGCAGAATGAGCAGCATCCCTCCGCCAACCGTTCCGCCCGGCAACGAGAACCGACACCTGTTCTGTCAGATGGCGGTCGAACTGCCATTGCAGGACATCATAGAAGGCGCGGTCAAGGCGGGCTGGGATGATAAGGAAGTGCTGGCGGCCATCATCGAGGTTGCGGACAATCTCATGCTGGCGGCCGGCGCCAATGCCGAGCTGGATGCGCTGCTGATGGCGCTGAAGCGGAAGCTCGAATAGCGGAACGACTCTTCGCGATCATGCGTTGCCTCGATCGAGAGGAGGCATTGCGTCATGGAGCGCGGACACTGGAACAGGCCGGTGACTTATGAGGAAGACGATCAAGGCGGCTATCGCACGATCACCAGCACGGAGGAAGCCGCCCGTGCTCTGTTGCTCGCGTGGCCGGTCGACAAGGGCAAAGAATATTTCGAGGCGCAGCGCATCTGCCTTGCCGTGCTGGAAGGGAGACAGGCGCCCGAGCTTGCTCGTGAGGCCTTCCTGAAGGCGGCGGCGGAGGCCGGCGTGTTCGTGCGGGATCAATAGCCCGAACGAATATCTCAAATTCCTGATTGACTCATGCGACGATGAGAACATAATTAGAACATCGGAGCCGCAAGGCGGCTGTGCTCCAACCTGAAATCTGACGACAACAGCGCGCTTCGGCGCGAAGGAGAACCCATGCGTATCGACGACAATGACGACGGCTTACGCCATTTTGGAGAGGCGATTTGCGCCGGCTGTGGTGGAAGCCTGATGAAGGAGTGCGATTTCCCGGGCGCCAGCGACACGATCTATTGCGCTGGCTGCGGCCGTAAGGCCACCTTCGCCGAAGTCGCGAAGGATTGCGAGGCCTGGTATCAAGAGTACACCGACTTCTATTCGCAGCAGGTCACCCTCGGACTGGACTCTGAAGCGCAACTCAAGCACTGGAAGCCGCAAGGCAGATATCGTTTCCATGTGAAAATCGTCGGGTTTGGCCAGACCGAGGAATTTGCAGAATGTCAGCCGATCCCGCTCAATTACTGACGGAAGACGATGAGCTGCGCTGGGCTGTCGAGGCCGAGCTCGCCTGGCACGACGGCGATACAAAGGCGGCGATCGCCGACCTTATCAGGGACCGCCAGTTTCTGCGGCAGCAACTCGAATTATCCGATTTCGCCGGCAGCAAGGGTTTTTCGCGCGGCTGGCGTCCGAGCTACGAGCGGTCATAATCTCAACTCCGAATGACGGCGCGCGCCGCGAAACCGTATGCCATGCCCCTAAGGAGACTGTCGGAATTCAAACTGCCAAAGATCACGATCATCTGCTCATGTGGCCGCAAGGGCGTCTATGATCGCGATCGATCCATTGAATGGCTGGGCGATATATACCTGAAAGACTTCGTCGCATTGAAGGCTTCCGCCTGCCCGCGATGGCATCATGATCGCGAACGAAGCAAATGCGGTGCCGGCTGTGACGAATTGATCTATATGTTCATGGCGGAGCCATTCACCCGGGGTCACGGCGTGTGGCAGGAAGAGAAATGGCGGGAGAAGTTCGGGGAAGATTCTATGTGCAATCTCTATAACGTCACGACGAGTCGTGAGGCCGTCCTGCAGTTCACCAAAGCCTTCCGGGATAAGGCCGGCTGGAACCAGCCGTCTCTGGACGTCTATCCCGGCTACCAGGCGCCTGTCGTGCGAGTGGGGGAAGACGGGCAGCGGGAGATCGCCAGCCTCACATGGGGAATGCCCTCGCCGCCGGCTTTCGTGAAGAACTACGACCCCGGCGTGACGAACATCCGCAACGTGAGCTCGCCGCACTGGCGGCGCTGGCTTGGCCCGACGAGCCGCTGTGTCGTGCCCTTCACGTCCTTCGCCGAACCCGATCCGGCGCGCAAGGTGGAAGGCGGACGCGTGCCGAATGCATGGTTTGCCGGAAGCGAGGAACGCCCGCTGATGTTCTTTGCGGGCTTCTGGACGCCGTGGAAGGGTGTCCGCAAGGTTCGCGACGGCGAGAGGGAATATGAGCTGTTCGGCTTCTTGACCACGTCGCCAAACGAGATCGTCTCTCCGATCCATCAGAAGGCGATGCCGGCGATCCTGACCACGCCGGAGGAAGTCGATCTTTGGCTTACCGCACCGTGGGAAGAAGCCAAGCACCTGCAGCGGCCGCTGCCGGGGAATATGCTGGTGATCGTCGAGCCGCCGGCAAAGCCCGAAGATGAGAAGGAACCGAACCTGTTATGAGCATCAGCCCCGACAGCCGCACGAGTAACCCAGGCATCGGCATCCACGACAATCATTGGTGCGAGCACCCCGGGTGCAAGCAGTGGGGCTGCTACGGATTCTCGCGATCGAAGGCAGACAAGCCGATATGGCATTGCAGCGAGCATTACCCGCACAAGCCGTTCAACCGGGACTGACCATGCATCGCCTGTCGATCTGGACAATATTTGCGACAGTCGCGGCGCTCATACTCATCGCTACCGTTGGCGTTGCATTGAGGCTGGCACTGCTTGCCGGCTTGCTGTAGGCCCGCCCGATGACCTCTACCCCATACATCAGACTGCTGCTGGCGCGTGCCGAAACCGAAATGCGCCGCGGCACAGAGTCAGCAGTGACGCGCGATCTTATGCGGGAGATGCTACATCGTCATATGCAAGCCGACGCCGCAACGACCTCTCCATCTCTTCCGCCTTATTCATCTTTGACCGGGCCTCGGCCTCGGCCATCTCGATAAGGTAGGCGAGAAAGCTGCAACCTTCGACCTGCGTCGAAAGGTTCTTTGCCAATGCAAGAGCATCCACAATCTGCAAAAGCATACCCATCATCCCCTCTGTCAACAGGCGGATCGATCATGCGCAGATGTCCAGAAATGAAACACTAGTAGAATACGGGGGCATGCCGAATTTATTAAGCCATGGTTAATTTGCAGTCAGGCCGGCGATACAGACCGACCGACATCGAGAGATGCGTCAAGCGTGTCAATTGTGGCTTACCATGTCAGAGGTCATTTCAAGCCTTTGTCCGAAGCAATAGGTTTATCTTTCCCGGCGACCGATCTCGCGTTGAATACGAAGCTCCTCTCGGATACGGCCGAGCTCCTGCCCCATGTGGTCGACGGATCGCGCAAGTTCCTCGCCGACCTGCACAAGCTTTCTGATTTCGGACGTATGAGCTTCCAAGGCTTGCGTTGCCCTGTTGAGGGCGGTTGGATCGACGATGACCGCGGCGACCTGCGCGGATGCCGGAGATGAAGCGTGAGAGGTCTTCTGCCCCTGCCAAAGTCCGAAATACCTCACAGCGAAGATGATCGCCAGGACCACGCCGAAAGTCATCAATGCGGGTGTCGGCAGGTTAGCGAGCTGCTGTTCCATTCCTGATTTCCCCTTCGTCGTGTGCCGCACGGTGGATGTTGACAAGCTCGCCGACCGCGAAGAGCGGGTATATTGCGAGCCATGTCGAGACGACATCAGAGGAAACGAATCCGTATGAGATGCCTGACCAGATGACGCAGCCGACGCCGGCCGATATCTGCCGTATCTGGGGAGTAACCTTCTTCTTCGCCCCGTTGATGATGAGGCCGACGATGCGAAGCACGCCGATAAAGAACATGATCCACCCGAGCAGGTCCTCAGAGTGGAAAAGTTGCCGGAAGGCAACCCATGCCGGTTGATTGAAGGTCACGGTCGGCAGAAGCAGGATGCACCCGAAGAGCATCATGTGTCCCGCCATGAACCACTCCATCATTCTCGGGCCGAAGCGGTGCTGGATGCGGATCCAGATACCCGGCCCCATATAACCATCTGCCATGCTGTTGTCCTATGATGCAGGGATTACCAGAACCACGATGCGATCGTGATCAGCACAAAGGCCGCGATGCAGAAGACCTTGAATGGCTCGGTTTGCAGGAAGCGCATGGTGACCTCACTTCCGGCACGCCGGCTGAGCGCCACAGGTCCGATTATGGCCCGCAACCTGCTCAGCAAACGGGCGATCATTGTTGATGATGAATGATCGTGTGGCTGAAGACGGGGTGAGCATTTCGAACCCGGCACCATTATTGGCAGGCGCCGTTGACGTACAAGCCGCCAAGAGCAGCGCAAAGGCCGGCATCATCAAGATTGCGGATTTCGGCATTGGTCTTGCCTCGTTCTTCAATGAGTTCCATGCTTTTCTGTAGAGCCGCCGCGCGCTCCTGCTGGCGGGCCTCGTCACGGGCGGCAGGAAGCCACACAAACGCATTGATGGTGAGGCAGGCAACGAAGCCGAGTGCTGCCCCGCCGGCGATCTTCATCCAGTCGAGGAGGCCGAACATTACCCAGCCTCCCGAACTCGCCGGACGAAATACCAGATGCCGACACCGACCACGGCGACACCGCAGATCGCAATCATCCAGGCGATCGGGCCATCTTCGGTGATCGAAGAAACGCCCGTCAGCAACGTGCCGATACCAGGAAGCAGCGCCTCCGGCTTCTTGATGATCTCGATAACGCCGGTATCGCGCACATCGGCCTTGGCATCCGCTTCAGGCGGTGCGTTGATCGGCAGGGCGCCAGGCGTTGGAACCGTGGCATGCGCTGCATTGGCGAGACGGATAGCATTTCCGACCACGCCAGGCTGATCCTTCCATTGCCCCTTCGGATCCTTGCCGGTGACACGGATCGTCCACCCGCGGCCATTCACCGGGAAGCCGGTCTTGGCATTGGTGAGGCTGCGGAGGTACCGCATGCGCTCGTCGCAATAGTCGCGGATCAGCTTCTCCAGTCCACCGGGATATGCTGCCACCGCTGCGGCCGTCTTCTCGCCCACATGGCCGTCCTCACGCACGCCGAGCACTTTCTGGAGTTTCTTCACGCCCATCGTGGGGCCGGAGTTCACGCCGAAATCGAACGAAGCATAGTCGAGACCGGCCGGCAGAATATCGCCGCCAGACTGTGACCAGTAGGAGCGACGGTAGATGGCCTCCGCCTCCTGCAGCGTCATCCGCTTGACCTGGTCGGCCGTGACGGACGAAACGCCGCGATGCGCCGCAAGCGTCGTGTGCGTGATCCCATATTTCGTTGGGCCGCCGCGATCTGATTTGACATTCACATAGCCGCCCTCGCGACCGAACATAAGGTCAAGAGCGACGGGAAGAGTTTCCCGAGCCATATGTTTTCTCCTATCTATGGGCGTGGAAAGGCGCCGGCGCGCATGCGTCGGGCCTAGCTTTTAGTGTTGACGATTGTGGTTGCGCCTATGCCTGCGGAGCGGATCGACGCGGGTCAAGGCGATCAGTGATTGGATTTATTTTTGTCGAACGGATAGTTCTGTTGTAGTGGATATTTGAAAACCTTTGCATAAGAGCCTCAAATGACCATAAACCGCCGCTATCCGAGACGTGGGACAAAATGGATATTCCGGCAGAATTGACCTTAAAAGGCGGACGCCTTGTCACTGGTAATCTCAAGGCCGTCTATTGCTTCCTTATCGAAAGCTGTGACCGATGACTAAACCCGTCATAACCACGAATGAACTCATCGAGCAGTTGCAAACGGCTAAAGCCCCAGACCGTCGCCTGGATGTACTCATCGCCCTTCATCTTGGCTATCGCAGGCACATCGAGGGGCCAGAATCAAAACCAACGAAAATATTGTGGTTGCTGCCGAATGCGGATCAACCAGGGACGATACCGGAATTCACATTCTCGATTGAAGCCGCCTACGACCTCTCTCAACAGCTTATCCCAGGTAACATTGGTGGCGTGACATGGGGCGGTCATCCGTGCAAGGCAAGGATTGGCGACGGCCCATATTATACGGCCAACACCCCGGCACTAGCACTTTGCGCAGCTGCACTCGGGGCGGTTTCTGATCTTAGCTCATAGTCAGCAAATAATTGTATTGCCAACTGCGAATTCTCCTTGTGAGATCTGGCCAAGGCAATGGGCTCAAGAACAGGAAGGCGTACTAGATTTGCCACCTCGGCAAGAGCAGAGAAATATTCCGTTCGGCCTGGGTTCAATTTACAAGCCCATGCGCAGTGCTCATAAGCTTCTTTTAGCCGGCCCAATCGTCGATAAACCGTGGCGAGATGCGAATGCGCTACAGATCGAATCGGGCGCAGCTTAACTGCGTTAACCGCATAGCGCTCAGCCTCCTCTATCATTCCGAGACGAAGACACGAGGCGCTCAAATTGAGCCATGTTTCCCAGAAAAGACGACTGGAATTGAGATTGGCTGTGAATTGATCGCGTGCTCTACGATGATCGCCGAGGCGATAGAAGGACATCGCTAAGATATGATCCAACAGCGGCGACGAGCGATCAATGATGGATTTCTCAAGATAGCGCCGCACTCCTTTCCAGTCTCTTGCCACATAATATTCATTCAGTTTCCAAAGCAACCGAACAACCTCATCGCTCGCGCCGCTTCCTTGGCCGTAATCGAAGCCTGGTATCCCGTTTCCGTTCACCAAGCCATAGAAGCATTCACTCAACTGAGTCGACCTTGACAGGAAGTCTGGTGTGTCGTGCTGCGCATGCTGTATTGATACAAGCGATGCGCGCCGTCTCTTCCAAAGAAGCCAAGCGCCCAACGTGTCGTTGATATCCATCCCGCCGTAAAAAACCGTAGTTCTTGGCAGCTTCGAAAAGCCAGTCAGGTCAGGATAGAGAAATTGGAGATGATTGCGCGTATGCTCCGTCTTTCCCCCTGGAACTCCCAATAGTGGCTCGACTCCAAATGCAAGAACTTCGTCGGCGCCGGCAAGCGCTCCGTATAGGAGCGCCCCATAACCGCCCATACTTGACCCCGTGGTGACCAGCCGCCGTGCACCAGTTTCGGATTGGAACTTCTTAATCTCGGCGGCGACACCTGGAGCGCCCCCGGCAATCCCAGGGACACCATCGCGGAACCAGTTAGGGATGTCGCAATTGAGGAAGATGACGTGAGCATGAACGCTTTGAAACGTCTTCCAAAATGTGAACTTCGGTGGCCTAATGTTGCGTCCATTGAACACCACGGCCAGCGTATCGGCACCGTCGTGATGGTTGAACTCGAAATAAGGTCCGGATTTGACCTTATGCTTGCTGCTGAGGGCGTTTGCGTTCATGCGACGTCAAGATGCAGATCTCAAAACATCAGTCAAGCGCTCGGAGATAGGTTAGCAAATAACAACACCCTTCGTCACCAGATAAGCCACGGGTTGCGCATACACCGAGGTCGTAGACGGTGGCAAAGCCGTGCCGCAAACGCTACCAAACTGCGTCCCCAGGGCGCCCCCTGCCGGAATGGAACCGCGCCTTAAGGATGCGCGCATGCACCCCAATCGGAAAATTTCCTTTATTTTTTCCGGCGAGTGGGTCAAGAACGTGAAAAATCTTGGACGGAAAATCAAATGGCGAATAACTTTCATCCGATGTCTAACCACATCGCTTTGCAGACTTGGCAGCGCTATCTGCGTAATTACAGCCGTCGCGAAATCGAGACAAAGATCGACCTGTTGAAGGCGCTTTGCGACGAGGAGTCATCGCCCGAAATCGACTGTTTTGTTGAACGCGTGTTCTGCCATCCGCCTCTCGCGCGTAGAGGCAACTTCCACATCGAATACCGGGCGATCGCCGAGAGCACCCGAAGCCCATGGGCGATTCAGGAAGTTAAAAAGAGACCCAAAGTCGACGTTGCCAAGATGCGCGAGGACTACGATTTGGTAAACGTCGACATAGGCGATCAGTTCATAAGACCAGAAACATTCCTCTACCACTGCGGACTTTACTTTATCCCGGAAGCAAAATCCGTGATCGATGGGCGCATAATGATAGATGGCGGGGCTTACCGGGGAGAATCGGCTGCAGTTCTCCGGAAAAATTTCCCTGCCTCGGAAGTGCATGCCTTCGAGCCAAACGCAGATAATTTTAGGGTTCTGCGGGAAGTATCTCGAAATACTCGGTTTGGGGAAGGTATCGTGCCAGTGAACAAGGGGCTATCTTCCAGCAGCCATGCAGTCAAAATGACAGGCGGCGGCCATGGAACAAAATTGTCCCCGACGGCTCCGTCAGAAGGGGCCTTGGAGGTGACGTCAATCGATGACTACATTTTGGGCCAAAACCTTAAGCTTGGCTTTTTTAAATTGGACATTGAGGGCCTCGAATTCGATGTAGTTAAAGGCGCGGTCAAAATATTGAAGCGCGATAGGCCGGCATTTGCAATTTCTATCTACCACACCCCGCAGGACTTTCTGGATATTGCTCCTTTCATTAAGTCTCTGGGCCTGAACTACAATTTGATGGTCAGGCATCTTCATCCCCAACTCACGAGTTTCTTCGGCGAGTTCATGCTTATTGGCTACCCGAGATGATGTATGGGTTCACCAGAGGCAACATAGGAGGTTAGGTCGCGCCGGTGAATAAGCCGGGACGTTCCCGAAAAAGAGTGGGCGCTGAGAGGAATCATGAGGGCATCTGAGATTGTTGCGAAATTGCTGGCCACCGATGGCCCCGACAGGCAAATTGACTTGGCCATTGCGCTCTACTTGGGTTTCGAACGAAAAGCTGAGCCTGACTCCGCCTCAGCCAACGGAAGACGGGTGACTTGGACTGATCCGGCAGGCCAGCTTGTTATGGGGGTTCCATTTTATACAAAGTCCCTCGACCAAGCCTATGAACTCGCCCAGATCCTCAACCCAGGGAATGTTGGCGGCTGCAGTTGGGAGCCTGATAAGGGAAGTGCCAGGATCGACAATGGCCATTACTGGCAGGCCGTTTCTCCGGCAATCGCATTGTGTATCGCTGCTCTGGAGAATCAAAACTGACGATTCCTCGGGATTGATAATAGGAAGGACACATTTGCGCCCACCTCATCAACTTTCTCAGCGATAAACTGAGATCAAAGCGGAAGAATCACCACGTCTCTCAAAGTGTCGACGTCAAAAACCACGAAGCGCTAGGTATCACCTTGACCAGAACAAACGTCCTTCTCCTCTCCAATCTCGATTCTGAGCTGAATGATCCATATTTCCGCCTTGGTGCCTATAAGACGTACCTGCATGCGATCGCGACATCCCTGCAGCGCCAACCTGACTTCGATGTTCGCTTTCTGCTGAACAAACATATTTTCAGCTCGTTGAAGCAATCATCTTCGTCTGTTCGGGCAGATAACGTGTTTATGTCGTCGCCGTCGGATCCTGAAAGACAGCGTTTGGGCGCCTTCATCACGGACTCGTATAAAGGCCTCAGCCAGGACCGTGAGGAGCAATCAATCGCTTATTTGACTGGCTTACTTGGCGAATGGCGGCCGGACGCGATTATTTGCTGGGAAGCGCCCACTAGCTTGCTAAGGACTGCCTATCCAGACGCAGCAGTCGTTGATCTCATGCCGAGCATGTTTGCTCGACCGCCTTACCCAAGAGCGATCGCGATCGACCCCGTAGGGCTGTATGAGAACTGCTGGTTTTCACCACAAAACTTAACCGAGCCACTCCAAGCTGGAAGCTCAAAGACAACAATCACAGAAGAGCTTCGCGGCGTTTACACCGAACACTTCAAATCTCTAGACTGCCGACGCCACTTCGAAGAGCTCCTGTCGGTGCGACAGAACCAGACAACTTCACTCGTTCCACTGCAGATCAGCGGTTATTTCGGCTTCCGTGACAACTGCCGATTCCAAAACCAGTTCGAGTTTCTTGAAGAGGCCGCTCGGAATTCGACAGATGACGTGATTTTGTGCACGCAATATGTCGGCGGGTTCATATCCGAGCGAGCGCTCACCGACGAAAATCTGCGGTATCTCCGGGAGAATGTTGCCGACGTTCGCTACGATCGCAAATTAGAGACAATTGACAGCGTCTCACAATTCATGGTGCCTTGGGTTGATCGGGTTTATTCCGTTTCTAGCACCCTTGGCTTGCAGGCAAAATTTCTCGGAAAGACGCTTATCTCGCCCTCAACATCACACCTCCGATATCTCGCCGATGAGATAGATACCAAGGGGACAAGGCCTTCTTATAAGCATGACGCCGACGCTTTTATGGAAGTGTATCTCTCGCGTGGTGTGCTAATTTTCGACCGGATAACGACGGAGGCAAGCTACTTCGCCGAGATACTGAGAGATATTATTAGAAGGAAAAACAATCACGCGCGTGGGGGTGAAGTTCTTCCCGGCGCTGACATTGTTGACAACACGGCCGAAAAATTCCTGGCTTATACCAAATTTGGCCCATCTGAGCGGAACTTCAAAAAGCTTTTTCCTTCTGCGGTCCCCGCAGCATTTCACCATTTCCCCAATAACTTCCAATCCTCAATAGACTCTGAGGCTGTATCCGTAATCTCCTTCGATATCTTCGACACTTTGGTTAGACGAACAGTTTACAAACCGGAAGACGTGTTCGCAATCATGCAGAAGAGGCTGGATACAGAATATAAGGATAGTTTCCCGCCACACGTCATTGTACGTTTTGCGGAGCTTCGGCAAGCGGCAGAGCGTTTAACTAGACAAGGGCGCGACGCACAGTTACTCCAGGACAAATCAAGTCTCCCTGAAGAAATAACGATTGAAGAAGTATATACCTCCTTTGCCGCGTGCGTCGGTCAGCCTTCACTAGATATTTCTGCTCTCATTAAACTGGAGCAGGATATTGAGCTATCTGTTCTGCGTCCTCGCGCTATCGGCAAACTGATGTATGAGTATGCCCAAGCTGCGGGAAGACGGATTGTAGTCACATCCGATTTCATCCACCCAGAAAGCTTCGTTCGCCAGGTGCTAACCCAATGTGGATATGTGGGATTTGAGCATCTATTCCTTTCCAGCTCATTGGGGACGAAAAAACACTCAGGCGAACTTTTCGAGGAAGTAATCCGTACGACAGGTGTGGCGCCCAGCGCTATACTTCATATTGGTGACAACCCTGTTGGGGATGTTCAGAAAGCAAGGGACAAGTCCTTGCGTGCGATCATGGTACCATCTGCTCGCGCCCTAGCCAAAGAGGGGCTGCTCGAGCGAGATGTCAAAGAGGGGGCTTTGGATAAGTCCTTCTACCTCCGCACGATAATGGGATTGTTTGCCAACACATACCTACACACGAATACCCCTCGTCAGAGCTTAACCGTCGGCGGAAATGGCACACCTGATTTTCAGCTAATCTCCACATCAGAAGAATTCGGATTTCTTGTCATCGGTCCTATTGCTCTGGCCTTTTCCGAGTGGATAGTAGACCAGGCGGTAAGCAAAGGTTGCACGCAGATCATCTTCTTTGCGCGTGATTGTTATCTGCCCTTCCAAATGGCCAAGAAAATCTGCAATGCGAGGGGCCTGGACGGAATTTCACTTGTGTATGCTCCCACTTCCAGAAAAAGCGTCACTGGATTGGATATGTATGTGCCTGAAGACGTTCTTAAAGTTCGCATTGATGACTTCACTGCGTCAGGGACATTGGGGCGCCTGCTCGAGGAGCGGTTCCTTATTAACAGCGAGGAAATTCCAGCCAACCTGCTTAAAAAGTGGAACGTCAAGAATCTGGCCGTCGAAAAACGTCACCAAACAACTGCTGCAATTTACGGACTTGCCCTAGATATCGCTCGGAGCGCTTGGGAAAAGCTGCTCCCTAGATACGAGGCGCGACGGCGGGACTTCAAACAATATCTTACTGAGCACGCGACAGTAGACTTCGGCGCTCCCACAGTTGCCGTCGATTTCGGATATCAAGGCAGTATTCACCGAAAGGTGGCGGCCTTGTTCGATCGCCCCTTCACGCCTCTCTTCTTCATGACTTACAGTGACGGGTTTGGCGGGAGCCCACTGGAAAACGCCGAAGCGTTTTATGTCGCAAACTCCAACCCAATGACGAAGAGCAATGTCGCCGTAACACACAATCTGCTTCTGGAAACCCTGATGAATGAGGGTATTGGAAGCGCGATCGAACTTGTCAAGCTACCTGACGGATCGATCGAAATAATTCGAGACAGCTCCGTGACGCCGGAGCATTCTTTGGCAATCTCTAGCATTCACCGCGGCGCGTTGAAGCTTTGCGACCAATGGCTAATTGAATGCGGCCCTCTGTATCCTCTGGCGCGAGCTGAGAGAGACTCCCTACTCTATTTCTTTTCGATGGTTGCCAAGGCTCCAACAAGGACGGAACTAGAACTCCTCGGCGATTTGATTTTCGATAACGGTTACGCAGGGGTTAAGGCCACTGCGCTGGTGGCAAACAAAGACAGCAAAAAGCCCAACACCAGGATCCTTTGGCCCGAGGCTGAGTTACTACTAAAGCGAAATGGGCCGGCTAAGACCTCGTCAAAGGATACAACGTTGCCAGCCACGCAGGCATCTCCCAGCCCAGTACAGAATGCAAAAATGGCGATCGTCCGCCCATTCGTTGCGAAGATTGGAAATAGGCAGGACGTCCGCGAATTTAATGCTGACCCGGCAGGGTTCTTCGCTAAGCTGAGAAATCCTTGGTATCGTGGCGTCGGCACAGTCCTATTCCCGAGTAAACGATGAAGGTGGCTCCAGAAATGACTATGCCTGACGTACCATTAATCGAAATGAGCTACACTGAACTTCTGACTCTCAAGGGTGAAATCGACAAGATTCTCCTGCAGAAAGCTGATGAACGCAGGAACGAACTCCTCGCCGAGCTCGCCGAAGTGAACAAGATCCGAACGTCAGCCAAAGCGACCAAATATCGGCATAAAGCCAAGTACCGGTCCCCTGAAGGGCATCGCTGGTCTGGACAGGGCGTAACGCCAAAGTGGCTTCGTGAACACGAGGCTAAGGGAGGATCTCGTGATGACTTCCTTATAAAGGGACAACGATCATGAGAATGCCAATCGTCAAGCCGCGACCACTCGCTTCAATGGAAGATGTCGCGCAACAGGATTTCGAATGGCAGGCTGGAATCCAACAACCGGAAGTGCCGCTCGAGGTCGATTACCCGAAAGCCCCCCCAACCACACTGGATGATTGGGAGCGGCTCGAAATCGAGGACTAGCTCAACTAAAATCAACGACAGACGAGATATGAACCGCACCCGGTGTGCATGGTTCTTAGTGTGCCGCTGGATGATACTTGCGCTAAATGGCATGCCCCTCGAAATAGGTGCGGGTGACGTCGCCTGAAACGGTCTTGTCGCCCGTACCGCCAAGGTTGACCCACGCCTCAAAGTAATCGTCTCCATCGGCCTCGAATATCGCGTCAATTGCCAGTGATTGAGCCGACGTGCCGCTAGGCCGCAGAACGTATTCGGCCGCCGTTGCCCCGTTCTTGGCGATCCGTATCTGAAATTGTGCGGCATCCACGACATTGACGGTCACGTAAACCTGGGCATGCAGGCGGTATCGACCGGCCGGCGGAGTCCAGCGGGCGTTGATAAGATCGAACGCATTCACTGTGTCGAACGCTTCTGCCGCCCATGTCAGCTTTGTACTGGCGCCCGTCGTGACGACTTGATCAGCTGCGTTTTTTGTCACCTTGAAAGCGAGAGGTAAGCCGAGAGCAGCGGGATCAATGGGAAGCCCGGACACTCTTCGTTCCCGGACTTCTTGCGCGGAAGCGAAACGTGGGAACTTCAATGCGCCGCCAACAAAGAACGAACTCGTGCTGATAACCCCGCTTTGTTCGCCCCAGTGATAGCCTGCCAATGTCTGATGCGTGCCGTCACTGGTTAGCGGCGCGCCGGCGGGGGCCTTCCACTTCCCACTGTCGCGCGCGCTCTCGAAGACATCGGCAATATCGAAGTACCCGGCAACGCCATCGACACCTGAACGAATGGCATTGTTATAGGAAATTCGGGCAGAGTTGGAAGCCGCGTCTATGGTCTGACCAGACACGGAAGTCCACCCGTCGCTCGATGTCGTAACCGGCTCAACAGTGCCCAACCAAACCTCTTGATTAGGCAAGAGGCCGATGATTGTGTCGAGATCGGCCAGCGCTCCTGCCGAGGTCTGCCCGGCAGTAAAATCATTGATGCCCATATGAATGACAACATGGCTGCAATACTGCGCCAAAGCGATCCGGCGCGCATGCGATGCCACGAACTCCGCGAGCCGCTCCCCGCCTCTGGACACATCGATATATGCGCACGTTGGAGCGATAGCTCGTGCAACATGACCGATCACCGAAAGGTAATTCGGCGTATCGAATCCGGCGGCGCTCTCGCGGCTGTCGCCAATGACAAATACGGACGGCTTGCTCATCGTGCCGATGATTGCGCACGGGCCGTAGACGGCATTGGTGCCACTATCTGCGATCGTGCCGCCCATGGTCTTATCCGTAATGCCGGATGGCCCGAACTCTGCACCTTCACCGTGCGCACTGTCCTCCGTCGCGGAGAAGAGGATCCCGGTTGCGCTTGTGGAATACGTTCTGATGAAGAATTCCGCGCCGTCCGGTATGTTGATGGCGAGCAGATCGGATGGTGCCGACGTCGTTCGATCGGCAATCGCCGTGCTCGCCGCGCCTCCCCACGTTACCTGATGAAACTCTCCTACCGGATACTCGACCGATGCGGACACAGTAATAGAGCCGTCGATTCCGGTCTCCGTGTTTCCGTTGTGAAACCAGTTTGGGTAGAGAAGCTGTAGCTCTGTGATCTGGTCGCGAGCAAAGTGCCGCGTACGCGACATGATCTGCTTATTGGTGGTATTTGAGAACCCGGGGATTACAGACCGGGTGGCGATCTGACCGACGTGGCTTTCACCTCTCGCATCGGTCGCCCTATACCACGAACGCGCGGTGGCTCCACTGGACGCGAACGATGCAGGGCGCCCGTTTGGCTGATCGATATAGAGGCCGCCCAATCCATCGCCTACAGCCACTCCACCGTTGAGCCTGACGGCATGAACAAGCGCGGAAATTTCAGCAGCAGATGCTGCGGCTTCCGTATCGTAAATCGAAATGAGTGCAGCAACGCTCGCGGCAGCAGCTTCCGCGGCCACCTGCGCGGCTTCAGCCGCAGCAACTATTGCGCTCGAAATTTGATCGTTTACGAGTCGGAACGTCGCTCCGGAGACGATGCCGAGTACGCTCAAGCCGGCAACAAGGCCACCCTCGGCAGGATCGGTACCGCTGTTCGTCTTGACCGTGTAGGCCGGCCCGGATCCGTTAAACTGAACCGTGGTTGGTCCTGGACCGTTTGCACGGAAGACCGTGAAAAACACCATCGTCCCGGCCGTGACTGCGTCCTCGGTCGTCACTTGAATGGCGTTGGCCGTCCCTTCGCCGGTATCCTCGCCGGGAACAACCGTCCTTGCATTGGCCGGGATCACCCCCCAACTGCCGGCAAACGTCGTCGCGGATGCATTGTCCATCAGAGCGACGATCCGGTCTCCAACCGCGAAGAAGCGTCCGCCCGTGGTGCCGGCGGTCGTCACCAGCCAGGTGTCGCCCTTTTCCGCCGTCCCGCCACCCGGAAAAGCGCCGGATGAGGCATTCCATTCGCCCCGGAAATTCCCTGCTGCTGTGATCGCCGCGACCTGCTGATCAATGGCGTCAACGAACGGAAAGATGTCGACCGTATCCGGTTCGTTCGGTCCAGACGAGGATACCCCGTCGAGTTTCCATTTCCGCCAGGCGTAGCGCCCGAGCTGGCTGATCAGTCCCATGATGGTCTCCGGAAAGGTTTAGGAAACGGTTGCACCGTCAGGACCGGACAGCGGCCCCGGCTTGTTCGATCGGTTGAACGGCCTTGCGTAGATGTCGAAATTCCCGGCCGTCGAGAGGATTTGCAGGGCGTATGAAATGCCAGGAGCAACGGCATAACGCCCCACCTGATGCGTGCCTTCGTCGAGCACGCCGCCGGTCGGGACACGGTAGATCGCCACCGTCGCCAGATGTTCATCGTTCGTCGTGCCGAAATTCGCGGTGAACTGCCCCGTTCCATCGGAGGCAGAGAAGGCGACGAGCGCCTGCGGCGGCGTGGGGTCGACGACCACAGTCACCGGCACGATCGATTCCTGCCAGTCGAAGGTCTTACCGCTGGCGATATTTCGTATCTGCCAGTCGTAAGCGCCGCCGTCCGCAACAGCGGCATAAAGTGCCGTGTTCTGGTCCTGGTTCACCGTCGCGTCGTGCCAGTCATCCGCATCCGCAGCGGAGACCTGCACTTGCTGGCTGTAGCTGTCCGGCAGGTCAGCCCCGCCGGCCGCCGTCCAGGCAAATTTCAGGACAGGTGCGGAATTCTCCTGCAACTCGACGGTCGCCGTTACGTTCAGCGCCACGTCATCGACATTCGACGCAAGCTCCGGCGGCACGATCACCTGGTCCTGTTCGTCAATTGTCGCATTCCAGTCGTTCGCCCCCTCGCGGAAGATAACGAAAGGCGAGGAAACGGCCATGGACTGCTGGTCGTATTCGATTGTGCCGGATGCGCAGGCCACCCGCTCGAAAGCGTCTTCCGGGTTGAGGTCGAGTGTAAAAACGTAGTCTTCCATCAGGTCGAGCGCCTGCGGCCCGGAGGTGAGCTGCCCCGCGAAATCCGGGTTTGCCTCATAGACGGCGAGCTTGCCGATTCGCTGCGCCTGGGTCGCCGAGGGGCAGAGAAGCGCGCTCACCGGCTCGGAATATTCCTTGCCATCCTCTTCCATCAGATCAGGATCCCGCCATGTGACCTCGTTTGCCTTGTAGTTCAGCGCCGGCTCCACATAGGTCACCTTCGCCGTGTTGAAGAGTTTTTGCAGTGCCCGCCCGCCCTCCATGTCGAGGCTCAGATGGTCGCCGTTTTTGGCCCTTAGCGCGATCGCCGGCACGGAGCGCATCTTCGGCCGTACCGCGATCCGGCCCTCGGTGTCGAAATAGACGTCTGCATTGCAGATGGTCGCAATCGAAGCGATACGCTTTTCGTTCTCGCTGTCGAGATAGATCACGCCGGCGCAGCGATAGCGCTTCTCCGTTCCGCCTGCCTTCAGTGCGACGTCCTCGTCGCAGTGATCGGCGAAGGCGGCAAAGCTGCCGAAATTGATGTCTTCGGTGCTCTCATGCGTCAGGCCGTAGACGTCCATGATTTCGGTCAGCAGGCAGTTCCCGGCATTGCCTCCATAACCGTAGGTCCCGGTGCGCGAATCGTAGACATCCCGCCATCCATCCAGGACGAATTGCAGCGTCGGCATGTTGTTCGGGTAGACGTCCTGGAGCTGCTGCGCTGGAACCTGCTCGACGATTTGCAGCGCCATGGCGCAGCCGCGATGCCGGAACGGCGTCATCGGTGTGTCGAGTTCCGGGAAAGCCGCGATCAGTTCGTTGAACGGACCGTCCGCCATCGTGCCGGTCTTGATGAGGATCCGCACACGCGACCGTCCGCCCACCTGGTATTGCGCTTCCTGCACATAGCCGTTGGCATCCAGCGTCACCGGCTTCTTGTCGAGCCGGAAGGACACGAAACCCTCGATCGGGCCTTCACAGACATAGTGCAGCAGATAGCTCTTTTCGCCGCGCCTGAAGCCGAAGATGATGACCGAGCCCGTCAGCGTCCGATAATAGATGCGTCGCCGCGGCGAAATCTCCTGCCGAATGTTGGATTGCACGTCGGAAGGCTGCGGCGTCGCAGGCTTCGATTGACCAGGCATCAGGGCCCGCGACAGGAAATAGGCGCCGGCCGCAATCGCCGCGTAGCCGACACCCAACGCGAGCGCGCCCAGTCCGGTAAACCCGATCGCACCGACGACGCCCGTGAGAAGCCCCGTCGCACTGAGGAGGTTGATGAACACCAGCCCGATCGCCTGGGGCTGGAACACCGCCTGCGAATAGATTGACGTGCTGCAGGTCAGTCCCCATCGGGCATCCCGCATCCGAGTGTGGAAGCTCATGTAAATCTTAAATCCCAGCAGAGATCTGGCGCGCGGCGGGTGAACTTCACGCCACGTGTTCCGGCTCTCAGAACCCACATCGATCCGGTGCAGATCATTCCCAGGTGCCAGCCGTCTGCAGCTAGGAGGCCGACATCGCCGCGGCGGCCATCGCTCCCCATCCGCGGCGGACCGAGAACGTCAATGGCGGCGGCAATGGCGCCGCCGAAGCGCTCAAGCATCCACCATGCGCCTTGAAGGTCGTCATATTCCCCACGCCATGGACGGCTTGCACGGGCACCCGTCGCCAATTCAGCCCAGCCGAGCAGGAAAAGCAGGCAATCGCCGTTCTCCTCGCCCCAGCGGAAGAACTTTTCCTTTTCCTCCGCCAGGTAGCGGTCGAGAAGATCAGTTTCGCGCATCGAAGAGGTTCAGGGTCTGGTCGACCATCTTCTGCACATAAATGAAGCCGGTGGAGCCGGGATCGCGCTGCTGCTGGTCGCTGTGGGTTACCATCGAATTGGCCGACCGCCTGCGCCGCACGAAATAGTCCTCCAGCATCAGCACGATCTGCCGCGAGGAAGGCCCGCTTTTGCTCATCTTCAGCCGGTCGCCGAGACCGGTATAGACGTGCCCGCGCGGATCGAGCGGCTGCAGGTCAGCATCATAGAACTGACGCCAGAAGCGGAATCGCCGCCCCTTAATCTCCCGCTGCTCGCGTTCGAAAAACCACTCCTTGATCTGGGCATTCTCGACATTGAGCGTGCAGGTCACCTGCCGGGCCGCGCCGATCTTCGACGCGCCAAGTCCGGAGACGGTGGCGAGCCCCTGCAGTCCTTTCCAGTCGATCGCCTCGATCTGGCCATTGAATCCGCGCGACCGGAGAATGCCTCCCTCATTGTGGACATACATCGTGCCGGAATCGAACTGCAGTTCGGCCAGGATCACGCAATGCACGCGATGCCCGCGCGTCGCCCGTCTGATCGTTTCCGAAAGCATCAGTCGACGCTCTCCACCAGCCGCGTCAGGTCCTCGATGAATTCAAGCGTGTGCTCGCCATACCAGCCTTGCACCAGCGCCTCGTAGCCAGGGCTGTCGGTCACACAAAACCCCACGAAAACAGGCGCGAGCGATATCGTTGCGCCGGCAGACGCCGGCTTGCGCAGAACGGGAGACAGGCGCAAGCGCTGCTGACCGTCCTCGATCCACGATCCACCGATCCCGTAGCAGAATTCATCGATCGAAATGGCGCATCCGGCAGGTATTTCGCCTGTCTCGGTCACATAGACCTCACGCGCGCCGAGATCCGCATCCGCCGAAAAATAGGTTTCGAGCGTCGGCACTGCATGGCCGACACCGGTAGCGTACATCGCATCCGTCGCAAACGGTATGCCGTCCGGATATTGATCACGGACCGATTGCGTCGCGAGCGAAAACGGCCCGTCGATCCCGTAGCGATCCGGCATCCTGATCCGCACCAGCGAGGAATCCGCCTCCATCTGGAAGAGAAAGGCTCGCATGGTGCGCACGCTCGCCTCGTCATGCACCAGAACGTCGAACTTCATCTTCCACTGTGCGCCGGACATCCCGGTTGAGCGGCGCATGCCGTTGGTCGCTTCGTGCCCCGGCCTCGTGTTGTAGGCCGGCGCGATGGCAGGGTTGCGGACCTTCAGAGCCGTGACAGGAAATTCGAGAAGAACCGCCACGATCAGCCGCCGTTCCGTTCGGTAATGTCGGAGATCCTGCCAGGCAGAGCGCGGTCATACTGGCTCAATCCCTGCTGGACCCCGGCGGAAACCATGTCTTGGATTTCCTGATTTCCGCGGGCACCTGAAACGTTGACGTTGATGTCCACCTTCTGCGGCCCTCGCGCACTTGCCCCCTGCTGACCAGGCTTCGTGACGGTCACCGTTTCGTTCGGGCTCGCCTTGAATGCCACCAGCTGACTGTCGATCCCGCCGGCACCGCCCACCTGAAACGAGCCGCCACTCGCAAAGCCGAACAGTCCTCCGAGGAGGCTGGTGATGATACCGCCAAAGCCACCGCCACCACTTCCGCCGCCCATGAGCTGGCCGAGGCTGGAGACTGCATTCGATCCGATCGAGCGCAGCGCATCCACCATCACGTCGCGCCAATCCTTGGTTCCTTTGATCGCGTCTGCGATGGAGGAGCCGACATTGCCGAAGGCATTGGAGATCCCGTCGCCGACGCCTGCGCCGACATCCTCGATCCCATCGAATGCACCCTTGATTCCGCCGACCACGTTCTGCGCAGCCGCGACCGCTTCCGGCCCCTTGGTATTGATCCCGTTTGTCAGGCCCTGAACGATGTTGAGGCCGATATCGTGCATGACCTGCGACGGCGAATGAATGCCGAGAGCATCGCGGACGCTCTGGCTGATGGAATCCCCAATATCGTAGATCCCCTGCTTGACGCTCTCCCACTTCGCCTTGATGCCGTTCCACAGACCCTCGATGATCTGCCCGCCGATCTCCTGCATTTTGGCCGGAAGCGCCGCGAAAGCCGCGATCAGGTCGGCGACGAACCCCTCGATGACCGGTCCCACCGCATTGATCTTCGCTGATATCCCGTCCCAGGCGGATATGAAGCTCGCCCACGCGCCGGACAGAAATTCGCTGATCGCCGTGCCGAGCTGCTGGATCTGCGGCCAGAACGCCACGACTGCGGTTGCAAAGAGCCCGATACCTGCCACCACGCCCGCGATCGGCAGCCCGACCGCGGCGATCCCGGCCGCCACCACGCCGAGCGGCACGGCCAACGCCGCCATCCCGGCCGTCAAGGTCGCCGCGATTGAAACGAAACCCTGCATTTCCGGAGAAAGCCCGCGAAAATACCCGACAGCCTGTACCAGCCAATCGGAGAATTGCGCCAGATAAGGCACGAGGTTCGTAGCGACGGCGGCAGAAATGTTGGCGAGCACACCCTGAAGCCTGGAGATGTTGTCGTTGAAGGCCTCCGCGTTCGATCCCATCTCCTGGGTAAACACCGTACCGAAGGAGTCGGCTTCCTTCATCAGATCCTGAAGCGCCTGCGATCCGCCATTCAGCAGCGGAATCATGTTCGCGCCGGACCTGCCCATCAGCTCCATGGCAAGCGCGGTTTTTTCGGCCCCTTCCGGCATGTCTGCAAAGCGATCGGCAACCTCGGAAAGCACCTGGCTCGTCGATTTCAAGGAACCGTCCGCATTCGTCGCGACGATGCCGAGCTGCGAGAACGTGTCGAGCGCCGATTTCGAGCCGTTCTTGGCCTCGTTCATCATCTTCGCCAGGCGGCCGACCGAGGTCTGAAGCCCTTCGAAGGAAACGCCGGAGAGATCGGCGGCATATTTCAGGCGCGACAGTTCCTCGATCGGCACACCGATCTTTGCAGCCGCCTTCGACATCTCGTCGGCTTCGTTGATCGCCGAGCGCACGCCGGCCGCAATCGCCGTACCGGCCGCAGCGGCGGCACCTGCGGCCACGGCAAGCCCGGTCTTGATCGACGAGCCGAGTTTCTTCATGCGCGCCTCGGCCTTCGTCGCACCGCTTTCGAGAGCGGCGGAGTCGAGGCCCAGCACGACGCGCAGCGCGCCGATGACAGCGTTCATGATTGTTTCGAGCGTCCCTTGACCCAGGCGGAAACCTTGGCGAACTGTTCCTGCCAATTCGCCTCGCGCGGCTTGTCAGCCACAGATTTCCACGTGACGAGTTTTTCGAGTTTCCAGAATGTCCGCGCCTTGTCCGGCGCGTAGCGCGACATGAAGGCGATGTGCCAGGCAAGCCAGGCGAGTGCCTTGAAGCGGTTGCGCTGGCGGGCCTGCGCGCCGCGGATGATGATGTCGATTTCGCGGAAGGTAAGCCGCCAGAAGGTTTCCGGGTCCTGCCCGATCTCCACCCAGGCGGCCAGGCGGTCGGCCCAGCTTAACGCGCCGCCGCCCTTTTCGGCTTTCCCGGGCCTGCCTTCACCTCCGGCATGGAAGCGACGATAACGGTCCCGATGAGTGCCGCGCTCTCCACGAGCCCGAGGCTACGCATCAGCGCGCCGGCTTCCTGAAGCGTGATGTTCTGCTTCGAATAGGAAACAGCGGCTCGGAAGATGGACCGCAACAGCCGCATGTCGAGCTGCTCGTTTTCGGCCATCGTTCCGAAATCCTTCAGGATCTCGTCGGTCTTCTTGCCGAATTCGTCCTCCAACTCGCACCATTCGTTCGCCGAAAGGCAGAAGTCCAGCCTTTCGCCGTCGATCTCATGGGACACGATCCCGCGTACAGTGTTCGTCATGGATCACCTTTACGCGGCGACGTTGGCGGTCGCGGCGGTTTCGAGATCGGTATCGAAATCGGCGTTGATGGCCGTGACGACGCAAGTTACCGGAGAGCCGATATCTGCAGTTTTCGGCACATAGGAAAGCCCGGTGGCGCCGACGACATCGACATTGTTCACCTGCCACTGGTATTCAAACTCCTCCGCTCCGGCCCAGATGCCGCGATCAAGGGTAAGTGGAGACCCGACCTTCGGTGTCCCGCTGATGGTCGGAACGGCAATGTTCCGAGGTGCGGCCGGATCAGACAGGATCGGTTCTCCCGAGACCTTGAACGTCACGGTGGCCGTCATCTTGTCGTCGGTCGGCGCGGCTTTCTCGTAGGCCTGCCGGATACCCACGAAACTGAGCTGGCAGCCGTTCGGAAAGGTGATGTAGCAGATCTTTCGCTTGCCTTTTGCCGCTTCAAGCGCGCGATCGGAAGCGGAACCGGGCACATAATTCATTTCGAAGCTCGCTTCGCCGGGATCGGTGAGACCTTCGATGAACTCCCGCGTCCGGTTCGGGCTCTGCATGTGGGTGGCGTCGACCGAATCGGTCGTGTCGGACGGCGGCGTGACATCGAACACCTCCGCCAGATAGACCCTTGTGTCCGGCGTTGCGATATCCGCCATTTCAAACGTGATGCCATAGCCGATACTGGCTTTGGTGTCTGACATGATCGTGATCCTTTATGTGAATACCCAGAGGAAGATGTCGGTGGAGCGCCGGTAGAGTTGCTTGCCGGCGGCGCCATCCGGCTGAAAATCGCGGGTATCGGCAATGAACCCGCCTTGAAACGTCACTCCGGAAAGCGTGCCCCGGAATTTTTCAAGAACGTCGGTGATGGCATCGGCACAGTCACGGGCGGTAAGGAAGCGATCGGCGTAACCATCGACCTGCAGGCGCGCTCGCTTTAGGCCGCTACGCCCAGAATTCGTGTAATCGTTCGGACTGCTGATCACCTGCAGGATCACGTATGGCCCGGCCTGCGCATTCTGCGGCAGGCGCCCCCAATGAATACGATCGCCCATGAGGTATCGCACCCGCGCATCGGCGGTGAGCAGAGCCGTGACGGCCTCTTCCATGGATTACCTGCCCCTTGCCAGCCTGGCTGCTGCGCGCGCCGCCTTGCGCTCCGCGCGGCTTACCGCTTTCGCGATTTCCGCCGTCAGCTCGTCCTTCACGATCTCAAGCGCTTTGTCCTTGTTCGCGTCCCAGGCCGGACGAAGATGCGGCTCGGCCGCCTGATGCTCATTGCCAAACTCGGTTTGCACGGCCGCCGGATCGTTCGGGCCTGCGAATACTTCCACCGGGCTTTCCTTGCGGTGTTGCTGGCGCTGGCGTCGCGTAAGCTTCGTTCCGACACCATAGGACGCTTTCAGATGGCCTTCCTTTTCGGGCGCATTGTCCCGGCCGGCGTCGGCGATGACCTGCCCCGCCTTCATCAATGCCCGGCGCGACACGTTCTTTCCGGTCGCCCTCGGCAACGCGCCGAGCGCCTTGTCAAGCTCCTTCAGCCCTTCGACCCTGACCTTCAGCCGCATCACTCTGCCCTCGCCTGGCAATCGAATTCGCTCACCACGCCGCGCCCGATCTCGCGCACGGCGGTGATGTCCCACTCCTTGCCCTTGAAGCGGATGCGATCCTTGACAGTCAGATCGGCACGATAGCGGATATGAAACGTCATCACTTCGGTCCCGGCGAGCTGCTGCGCCTGGAACCGCTCTTCGCCGCGCACCGGCCGCGCCTGCGCCCATAAGGTTGCGACATCAGACCATCCGTAGATCGGCTGGTTCGCCCCGTCGCGGCCGGTCTCCACAAACCGCACGATCGTCAACCGCTTGTCGAGCTTCCCGGCACGCATGTCAGATGATGTTCCGGCGATAAGGAAAAATCAGTGTTTCGACCGCCGCTGAAACGGGCAGAGAGGCGACGGGAACCCCGATCACGGTCTCCTCACGGTTTTCATACCAGGCTCCGACGAGCAGAAGGATAGCCTGCCTGATGTCCGTTGGAATGGGCGAATATCCAGCCTTGTATGTCACGGCGATCGAGGCGATCTCGTAAAGATCGGACGGAAAGCTGTAACTGTTCCGGAAGCGGCAGGCGCTGACGCCGGCCGCATCCGTTTTGAGGGTGTATTCGGAAGCGGAAATCGTCGAGATTTGCCCGGCGCTGTTGCGCCAAGTGACGCTTTCGATCGAAGCGACAGGCGACAGAGGAAGCTTCAAGCACTGCGAAAACGCATCGAACTCCTGTTTCCAGACCTGCTCGCCGATCACGACCACGCCGCCCAACGTGCCGTTCCACCCTTCGAGATGGGTTACCGCTGCACCGATATAGCCCTCCAGCAGCGCCGTCACTTCGGGGAGGGCTACATCGTCACCTTCGTCTATCGTGATGCGGCATTGCCGCATGAGCGATGAGGCCAGTTCCTCGCCAGACTTTGCCTTGCCGAGCGCTTCTTCGGCGATCGCCTTGACGGCATCGACGGCCTGCTTGTGCTCGGTCTTGATCTGCGTCGCGAGAACATTGATGTCGACGCCCTGATCGTTCGGCTTGTCGAAGACAATGCGGGGCGCGAAGCGGGAATAGCTCATGCCCGCCACGAGCATGGCGATGCCACTCGCCGCAATGAAGCGATGGTTTTTCATTGGAATACCTTTCCGGAGTGTTTGAGGGGTTTCAGTCTGCCTTCAACATCTGCAGGAAGCGCAGGGCCTGATCGTTCGTCTTCTCGCCCTCGGAATCACTCCGAATGGCCTTTGCATAGCCGTGCGAGGCGATCGCAACGGCCATGCTTTTCGGAACCCCTGCCTCACGCAGGATGTCCTCGAAATCCTTGATGGGCATGGGGTCGCCATCACGCAGCCGGCGGGCGAATTCGTCCATGCGCTCCGATTTGACGGTCTCCACATTCGCCCGACGATTGGCGGGGAATGAAACGATCGACACCTCCAGCAGGTCGACTTCAACCAACTTGCGCGGGCCGCCGTTTTCGGCTGGCTTGGTGTCGACCTCTCGATATCCGATGGAGAGCCCGCGGATCGCCTTGTTCTTCAACATGATGCGAACCTCGTCGGACTTCTGGACGCCGGACAGGAGGCGCCCTTTGACCCACAATCCCTTTCCGTCTTCGGCAAGCTCTTCCCAGACGCCGATGGGCGTCCATGGATCATGCTGCCACAGCATCAGTGGCATTGTCCCTTCACGACGATGTTTTGCAAGGCTGGCCACGAATGCCCCAGGCTCAACGCTTTCGTTGTAGCTGTCACGGACACTGAACACAGACCCGTAACCTTCGAAGATGCCCTCTTCCGACAGGTCTTTGACTTGCAGCTCGAAACCTTTGGTCTTCATCTCAGCTGTCCCCGTTCTCGGCGATTATTTCCCGCAATGCGTCACGGTCGATCTCGACGATCGGCACATTCTGCATCTGCATGCGCGGCACGTCGCCACCGTCGACCCTTGGCAAGTTTTCGAGCGCGCGTACCTCGTTGATGGTCATCGCGCCGATTCCGGTCATGGCCTGGTAAAACCGCGCCCGACCTTGGCTATCTGCCCGCAACAGGCCTTCCAGGTTGAATTCGATCGTGATGCCGTTTGCGCGATCGGAGGGCGTGAGAAGCTGCTTTTCAAGCGCCTGCTCGATACGTTTGAGGCGACGCCGCAACGTGAACTTCTGAAATCCAAGCGTTTGTTGCTCAATACCGGTACCCCAGCTCGTCGATTTCTCGGTATGGCCAATCATGAACGGAGGGACACCGAAGAACCTGCAAATCTCTTCGACGGAAAAGCCGCGCGACTGCAGCATCTGTGCGTCTTCAGGATTTAGCGAAAGCTGTTCCAGCTTCGCGCCACCTTCTGCGATATAAGGACGGCCGGAATTGACCGCACCGAGATACTTTTCGGCAAGTTCGGTCTCGGCCAGTGCGCGCTGTTCCTTCGTTAGCCACTTTTCGAAAACGATCTGGAACGACGGCCTAAGACCGTTTCTGAACGTAGCACCCGCGGATCGATCGATGGCGCGCGCCAGACCAAAAGCGTTTCGACCAAATTGCAGGGTCGACATCCCACCAAGCGGATCGCCGCCAAAGCCTCGGATATGAAGAACGACGCTATCCGTCTCGACATAGGATTTTCCGTCCTGCGTCCAACGATATTCAAGCGGCCCGGTTGGCAATCGCCGTACTGACATGAGACTCGGGGTCAGCGGCCGGAGCGCAATGACCCGATCGCCATTGCGCTCGATCTTCGCATATGCATTACCCCACAACTCCAGTGAGGCGCTGAGGAACTCCCAGAAGTCTACGGCCGTCTGGTCATAGTTCGGGCTATCGTGAAGGATGCGGTATAGCGCGTGCGCTTTGGCAACTTCCCGTTCTCCGGACGCATTGGTGCGGTAAACCATCAATGGTAGACTACCGATCGTCCCGGCCAGCAGATTGACGCACGCCCAGACCGCTGACAGGCCAAGCACCGTCTCTCCGCTGACAACCTCACCGGAATCCCCCTTCAAACCGTCTGGATACCAGACATCCGTCTGCCGAAGCGTCAGAGGACGAATGATGAGGTTCGCCATTTTGCGAAGAATGTTCACGCTGCCCCCGCCAGACTTTTGAAGTAGCCGTCCATGCCGTCTTCCTCGCCACCCATCGCCAGCCCGACGCCCATGACTGACGCTACGGCGCCGTCGATCTTGTCGAGCGAGTTCTTCTTGTCCGGCACATAGTTCAGGTTCGCGTCGAAGCGCACCGTGCAGTGTCCGAACATCCACGCCAGAACCGGATGTCCGCCGTGCTCGACCTTGCCGGCGAAGACGAGGCGCTCAAGTTCCTTGGTCGGGCCTGAAAGCGTCTGATGCCCCTGCCGCATCTCCACCTGCAATTCCGCATCCATGCCGTCATGCTGCAGATCGCCGGCCAATTTACGCGCGTTCCAGGGGTCGAAGCCGAACGCCTGAACGTCGAAATGCGCGCAGGCATCCTTGATGGCCTCCTGCACAAACGACTGGTCCACCGAATCGCCGGGCGTGGTGCGCAGCGCACCGCTGGACACCCACTTTTTCCAGTCCACCCGCCGATCCTGCTCCGCCCGCTCATCAAGCGTTGCTTCCGGCACCCAGAAGAGCGGGATGATCACCCAGCGTTCACAGCTATTGTCCGGAGGAATGACGACGACCAGCGCGGTAAGGTCCCTGGTCGAGGATACGTCGCAAGCGAGAAATGCCTTTCGCCCCTTGTGCTGGTTCCAAAGCGCCGGCCAGGACTTCGCATCGATCGTGCAGGCCGCCCATTTGGTGCGCGGTATCCAGCCGGAGAGCTGGTCCACCCAGCGATTGAGATGGTAGCACTGGAAGATTGCTTCCTGTGCCGGCCGCCCCTTGGCTTTCTTGAACTCGGTACGAAGGTAATCGAGTGTCGGTGTCAGGCCGAGGCTTGGATTTGCTTTTCTCCAGACCGTTTCGTCGGTCCAGTCGTCATCCTCGTCGATACCGAAGAAGACGACCAGCGTGGCGGGATCGTCGATCTCGCCACGCATGATCGCTATGGACTCTTCGAACCATTCGAAGCCGGTACGGTTCTGCTTCCGACCGGATGTCGAGGCGTAGAGCTCGATCGGCTGCAGCCTGGCGCCAGTTCCTTGCCGCAGAGTGTCAGCGAGATCGCGGGTCTTCCATTCGTGGATCTCGTCGCCGACGATGACGGTCGGCGAACGTCCGTGTTTTCCGTCCGGTGCTCCGGTGAGGAGCTGGCAGAGCGACGTCGTTTCCCTGAGGAAAATCGACTTGTCGTGAAGGGAAATCCTCTCGTTTCCCTTCGCATCCTCCATCAGGCCATCCGCCTCTCGGATGATGTCCTGCATCTTGCCGAACGGAACGCGGCCCTGATCCTCATTGCGGCCGAAGACGTAAGCCTCGGCGCCATGGATCTTCTCCAGCACGAAGAACAGGACGGCGAGCGCCGCAAGGAATTCCGATTTCCCGTTCTTGCGCGGGATCCAGAGATCGAGCCGACGGAAAACCCTGACATGCTCGATCGCCGGTTTGTGCGTGGCCGGATCGATGACCTCGATCGGCTTTTTCCAGCCGACCAGCAGGCGAACCGTGATTTCCTGCCACTTGACCAGCCGGAAGGGGATGCCCTTGAACCGGTCATTCGTCAGCCGGAAGATGCGCGGCCACGCGGCAACTACCTTGTCGGCCTTGGCATGGTCGAACCATGCCCCCGGCACCGCAGCGGCCCGGTTCCAACCTGATAGTGCCCACTCATAGGCCGGATCGTCCGCCACATCGGCGAGCCATGCCGGCAGCGGTGCCGCCGTGTTCACCTCCTCAGTTTGGTCGGACACCTGGCGGTGGGCTATCTGCCCCATTCATGAGATCCATCGGGTCTTCGGTCGGCTCGCCGGGCGATGGCGATCTGTGAGATTGGTCGGGATGGGTGCCGCCGAGAGGCAATTTGCCTTGCGCTCGGTTGAAGGATTCGACGCGGACGATGTCCTGGTCGCGGAGCGGTGTGAAACCGAACTCGGCATCGAGGAGGCGCAGCGCCGTTTCGCACCGTGCCATGAAATCGATATTCGGATGTTGCCGGATGACTGTTTCGCCGTCGCCCTTCTTCACCTTGATCGAGGCCCCGCCTCTGGGAAGATCGCGCCGGAGTTGGTCGGCTGCCGAAACATAGAATTGCGTCCAGATGCAGTAGCGGGCAAGGGCGTGGCGATAGCCTGGGCGGCGCCGGCCTGCTGCTCTGAGCACTTCCGACTGTTCCTTCCAGACTTTGATCGCCAGCGCCCAATAGGTCGGCGCCTTGGTGAACAGTTCCGGAAGCGGAAACGGATCGTCCGGCGTCGCCTGCATGGCGGCGGCAGCCTCCGCAGCGTGCTCGATTTCCTTCTCGACCGCCTTTTTCCGGCGCCCGGGGAACCCTTTTGCCGCCTGCAGCAGCGGGTCATCCTTTCGCCGTCCCATGGTCAGTTCTCACCGGTCCCAGAAAAAAAGTTATCCGTCAAAAATAACGCGCCCCCTTTTTTTACGTGAGGCCGCCGGTCAGGAAGGGGGGTGTCTGGACTTTTGACCCACCCCCCGGCATCAGGCACCGAGACCGGGCAACATGCCCATGGTGAGGCGCTTTGCGGTCTCGCTGTTCAACCAAAGCTCGGTTACGGGTATGCGACCGGATCGCCACATGGCCTCAAGCTGCTGTTTCACGCTGTTGTGGTGCCAATCGCACGACGACTGCCACATGCTGGTGTCCCAGAACTTGACCTGATCACCTTCATGAGGTTCGACGTGATCGACGAGCGTGGCTGGCACGACGAGGCCGACAGCCTCGCATCCTATGCAGATCGGCGAGCGAGAGAGGTGCGTCTTGCTAGCCTTAGACCATCGCCACGTGTAACCGCGGTCACTGGCACTGCCTCTCCACCTGTCCGCCTGACGCTTCTGCTCTTGCCGTGTCGGAGCACCTGCCGGCCTGAACTGCTTCGCGCGCTTCATACCCATGGATACGACAAAGGCGACCTCTCGGCCGCCTTGTCATTCATCTGGTCATAGCAGTAGCACTGGCCCTGAATCGTCGCCTCTCCTGCGAGGCTGTCGGGGCTGGGGTAGGAGGCCCTGTTCCGTGACGCCGATCCGGCGTCGTCTGGTCCGATCAAGTCGGGCGATAATGACGGTGAGACATTCCTACGTGTCCAATGCCTATACGACTCTCACAGCTTCTTCAGAAAGGCAAGAGGGATGCTTGCGAGGTCGAAGGCACGCCCCTGCACGTCGATCCGCACGCTGGCTTTCGCCTGCCTGCACCACTTCACCGAGGTGACGACACACATGAACCCGGCAAACGGCCCCATGACGATATCCGCGCGGTCGCCGTCCTTCATCGTCTTGTCGACTGCGATGCGGGGTGTTTCCTCCTGCTGATAAAATCGCCTGAAAACATCAACATCCGCATCCCGTATCACGTGATACGATCCGGTGTTCCCACCGACGATATCGACGACATTTTCATGGCTTTTCAGCCCGAGAAACGCTGCGGCGGAAGGCACGATCCGCACCAGCATATAGCCCGGAAAGCATGGTATGACACGCTCAACCTTGCGTCCGCGACGAACCTCGACCACCAATTCACGCGGCATGAATGCTTCAATTCGTGAGGCGCGAAGTGCGTTTTCCACAGACGATTCGCAGTCTTTTTTGATCTGCAGGCAGTACCAGCGAGCCTCCCACAGCATCGCATAGACACGGTCGACGCAAGCGGCGCTCCGATTCGCTTCCTCCTCTTCCATCTCACGCCTGTTGCGGGCAATCTTCTCCAGGCCTCGCGTCACGTCCAGTTTGACCCCTTTGTGCATCATCGTGATCCTATGCCGCATCATCATTGCCCTTGCCCTCGTTCAGTCGCATCCGGAATTCCGCCATCGCATCCTCGGGCTCACCCGGCGGCAGGTAGAGCCAGTCGAATTTCGTCGAAGGCCATGGCCAGCCATGCCGTTCGAACATCGCCTGCCAGCGTGCGGCGGTCCCGCTGTCCCGATGCACAGCCGAAAATCCTTCCGAATGCGGCAGCAGGTGCGCCGGCACCAGCGACGGTTTCATGTCCGCCGCCATCGCGGCAGCCTTCGGCCAGCCGTATTTCGCTCGCCGCTCTCGCTCGATTTCCCGTGCCTTGTCGGCATCGCGCATCTGCATCTGCTGGAACGAGGTGAGCGCCGGCCATGCGGTCGCCATGGGCTTGGAGACTTCCGAGAGCAGAAGGGCCATCCACGGCCGGCTCATGGCGTTGTGCATCTGCGGCGCTGCGGCTTCCGGCTTCGGCTCCGCCACGTCGTCGAAGAGCTTTTCCCGGAAATAGGTGGACGGCGCCGGCACATGGCTCTTGCGCTGCGCCTTCAGCATCGCGAACCAGGCGTCGCGCCGCCGTTCGGCCCGCTCCCGCTCATCCGCCGTCAGGTTGAACCATTCGCGCTTCGCCTGTTCCTTCGGCATGCCGGCGAAACCCGGCCAATCCTTGATCGTCCGCCAGAAGGCCCGTTCGATCGCCTTGCGATCTTCCCCGTCAGGCTCGCGCGCGCCCTCTCTCGAATTTACGGGTTCTATTACTGGTTCCCTTACAGGTTCTATAGAGGACTCAGGAGTCCGGTTCAAAGCGCCACCAGAGTCCGGTTCAAGGGTGCAATCCTGTCCGGTTGACGCATCGGTTGAACCGGACAAATTGTCCGGTTGATTTTCGGGTATTCCCTCAGGCTCGGCGCGTCGGAACCCGGGCTCGAAAGCGAGGCTGTAGCGGTTCGCCTTGCGGTTCTTGCCCTCACGCGCCTCGGTCCAGTTGATCAGCCCCTTGTCGCGCAGAGAAGCGAGCGAGCGCCGCACGGAGCGCTCGTCGATCTCGCAGGCGTCTGCAAGGTAATCCTGCTTCGGATAGCACCCGTAGATCGGGTTGTGGCAGTCGGCGAGGTGCCAGAGCACGCGGGCTTCCGTGCAGGAAATCCCCCGGATCTTGACCGCCCACATGGTCGCTTCGTGACTCATGCCGCCTCACGCTGCACGGCGAGGTGCCCGCAATTGGCCGCGACGAGCGCGGCATAGGGATAGGGAGAGACGGAATTTCCGCAACAACTCACCTGAACGGATTTCGGGAACGGCACCCAGATCGGCCCTCCATTGTGGCCGATGGATGGCTCCGCCCAGACGCCGTCGATGACGTAATCCGGCGGGAAGCCTTGCGCATTGAACAATTCGCGCGGCGTGAGCATGCGCATGCCGATATCGACGATGACATAGGTCTCGCCGCAGATATTGAGCGTCACGATCTCCCGCTCGTCCCAGAAGCCGTGAGAGCGCAGGAAATCGGCCACCTGGCGCGCGCGGGCAATCTGGTCGGGCGTGAATGGAGGAACGGAAATGCCGGCTTCGACATGTCCGAAACGGTCGTTGACCGTCACGGTATGACATGGCTCGTCATGCCGCGAACCGTCTCCGGTGCCGTAGTATTTCTGCATGTAAGGTGCGACGAGCGCCGATTTGTTGACGCCAGCCGTCACCGTTGCGGAAGGCTCATCGGCGGCATGCCCCACGGATGCGCCGAACTGGCGGGACACGAAGGCGCTGATGACGCCCTGCTGTGCGCCCGTCGCCGTCACGGTCGATACCGGCTCTTCTGCCGCACGGCCCGGATTGACGCCTCCATCACGCCTGCTGTCGTTGTTATGCTGCGCGATGAAAGCCACGGCAGAGCACACATCCGCCTTGGCGGTCATGGTCGCAAGAGGCTCGTCACCGCCACGCGGACGGCTCTGTCCGGCCCGTCCGCCGCAGCCGACAAGCGTCGGTATGATGACCGAGTTCTGGTCTTTCTTGCTGGCCGTGATCGTGTGATGCGGCTGCTCGACACTGCGCACTGCGCCGCCCTGCTGTGCATGGGTCAGCACCGGAGCCACGACCGACAAGCCCGCGCCGCCTGCGGTGATCGTATGCGTCGGCTCGTCTGCCCCGTTGAAGGGCTTGCCAGAATTGCGCATCGTCATCAGGTGCGGTGCGATCAACCCGAGGGGGGCAGCGCCGCCAGGTTTCTTGATGTAACTGTTCGCCGTGATCGTCGAGAGCGGCTCGCGCAGATCTTGGCCGGTCGCGCCCGTATTGAACCGAGTGATGGCGGGAGCGATTACCGCCTTCTCGCCACGATGCGCCGCGGTAATGGTGTTGAACGGCTCATCCGCGCTTTCCAACCGGCCTCCGTGCGTCAGGTTGACGATGAAGGGCCTTTCCGCATCCAGCACATATCGCTTCATGCCGCGCGCCACGCGGGCCATGGTGTTATCGGCGAGCGGGCGAACGGCGCGCAACCCGTGTTTCGCGGAGATCTCCTCACTCGAATCGAAGATCGATGGGCATGGCAGTGACCAGTCGATGATCTCGGCCGCTGTCCGCCACGGTTGTTTCCGCCCGGCGATCACGTCGGGATCGTCCGGCGCGCCGTGCGTCGGTTCGGGCCAGACGATCTTTTTCCCGTCGAAGCGGATCACCATGAACAACCGCTTGCGGATCGTCGGCGCGCCGTAATCGCACGCACGCAGTTCGCGATGCTCGATCCTGCCGCCGAGCCGCCGAAGCTGCTTGCACCACTTCTGGAAGGTCTCGCCCTTGCGCTCCGGATCGGGCATCAGGCCGCGATCCGTCTCGATCAGCGGCCCGTAATCCTTGAACTCCTCGACATTCTCCATAGTGATGACGTCGATCTTGCCGCCGCTTTTCTGAATGCGCTCGACCCAGCCGGGGATGATCCAGCAAAGATCGCGGATATTCCGTTCCACCGGCTTTCCGCCCTTGGCCTTCGAGAAGTGTTTGCAATCAGGGGAGAAGTGCATCAGTCCAATATGCCGCCCGGCGAGATAGTCGAGCGGATCGACCTTCCAGACGTTTTCGGAAAGGTGCAGCGTCTGCGGGTGGTTGGCGGCATGCAGCGCCAGCGCCGCCGGGTTATGGTTCACGGCAATGTCAGGAGATCGGCCAAGCGCCATCTCGATCCCCGTCGATGCCCCGCCGCCGCCCGCGAAACTGTCGACGATCATCGGCGGCAAGCTGCCATAGTCCCGCAACAGATCGTCGGTGCTGGCATCGCCGAACAGCGTTCCCGCATGCATGTTCATGGTGATCCCCTCTCAGCGTGGCGGCAGGCCGTCCGCCACGCGCCATAGGCGCCCGTTGGCGGTTGCGAATGCCATGAAGTTCATGAGATTGCCGTCCTCGCGCCGGTCCTCGCGAAGCACGGAAAGCATGGTGTCGAGGTAGCAAAGCCCCTCGCGGAACCCGGTGAGCCGCAGATAGCGGCGGATGAAGGCTTCCTCGGCCGCAAGCGTCCCCAGCGGGCAGGCCAGCAGCCAGGCGGCCGCCTCCTGGTCCGTCTCGCAATCGGAAATGTCGGGCCGCAGCAGACGGTCGGTCACCGGCCCAGCTCCCGTTCGATGCGGCGACCGAGCAGCCGGACAGCGCCAATGTCTTCGCGCAACTGCGAAAAGGCTTTGCTGTATTCCTCGAATGCCTTGGCGATTCCCGCATATGCGGTCGTCACGGCATCGAACTGCTGGTCAAGCCGATCCCGTGCCGTCAGGTATTCGTCGAACAGCGGATTGGACCCCTCCGGGCCGAAGAACTGGTCGCGCACCTGTGCCACCCAGTCGCGCGGCACGCCCAAATCTTTCGCCACCGTCGCGTCGCACCAGGGCGACTTGTAGCAATCCTTGCCATAGACCTCGTCGAGCTTGTCGTTGATGATGCGGCGGTCGTCGCGGGTCATCTCGCGTGGCTTTTCCGCACGCGGATTGTCCGCCTGCGGTTTTGCCGCAGCGGTCATATCGGCCATAACCTTCTCCTTTTTGGGCTTCCTGCGGCGGGCGCATTCGGGGCAGAGGTCCTTGCGGGCACCGCTGCCGACACTCCATTTCATTCCGCGGAAATGTTCGGTGATCGCATGCGGCGGACGGCGTATGCCAAGCCGTTTTTGCGGATAGAACCCCACGGCCTCGCAAGACGAGCATTCGATGCGATAGGCGACAGCGGTAACGCCGCCAGCCTCGATTCTCTGTTCGGGAAAGATCCGCTCACTCATGTGAAAGCTCCACTTCCCGAAGGCTCCGGCAGCCGCCGACCCTGAGATTTTCCGTGACCCGGAAGCCTGGAAGCCCGCAGCAGGCGAGGCGCACGGCATTGGCCTTGCCGAAGGCGGCGAGAACCACGGGCGCTCCGGAATTCGCGGGCTGGCGCGCACCGTCAATCGTGTGGAAATGCAACCTGTCCGCCAGAAATAGGATCGCGTCCGCGCGCTCCCAGATCGGCCGGAACCAGTCGGCCTCGGTGCGGGCATGCACGAGGCATATGCCGTCGCCGTGCTCGGCAAGCTTTTCGATCCACCGGCCGACCTGATAGCGGTCGAACGGCGGATTCAGCCAGACCCGGCCATTCCATGGCTGCGAAAGCCCGTCATCCTCGATGGTGAAATGCCGCGCCGCTGTTGCCCACGGCTGGCCCAGTGCCGCGCATGGATCGAGGTCGAATGGCCCGAGACGGTGGATGATGAAAGGCGGCGTCAGATGCGTCTGGCTTTTGCCAACCGTGCGCTGGTGGGAACCGATCGTCACCGTCCGCCCTCCCTCTGCCAGCGATAGAAATCGGCCCGCAGCGTGAGAAAGCGCTTGCGCGCCGCCTCGTCGGAATTGAGTTCCGCTTTGGAGGAGATGCCGAGCATGCCTTTCATGCGCGTTTCGGCGGAAAGCGGCGAATTGATCAGCCCGTCGATCCCGCGGCTTTCGAGAAAGCCCCAGAACCTGCGGTTCTCGCAGAGATGCTTTGCCTGGAAACCGAAGTTCTCTGCCCGCTTCTTGCCGATGAGCCCGTCGAGTTGCGCCTGCAGTTCCCTGACCCGCTGGACCGCGCGGCCCACGAAGCCGAGGAAGAAAAACAGGTGATCGAGCGCACCGGCGACGAGTTCCTGTTCGTCGGGCAACGCCTCGTGGTGCATGGTGAGGATCTTCACTTCTTCGCCGGTCGAACGCAGCGCGAAGATATGAATGCCGTCCTCGTCGGCCTCCATGTTCCACTGGTCGCCCGTCAGCCGGTCGGCAATGCCGCGCAACTTTTCGAGCTTCAGCCTTTCCCTTTCCCGGTCGGTGAGCGGAGGCAGCGCGTTCATGCCGCCTCGCTTTCCGCCGCGTCCGCCGGCAGGTAATCCTTCCAGTCGACGCGGCTGATCACCGTCTGGCCGCCATAGGTGCCGTCCGGCTGCAGTTCCCACACGAACCAGGCGGTATTCATGCGGCTGGATGCTTCGTTGCCGTCCCAGCCTTCCCGGTGCATCATCGGCAACCGCCGCTTGAACACGTGGATACGCGCCGGCGGGTTTTCGTCCATCGCGAAGTTGCGGTCGGGATCGTCGAACCCGGCGAGGAAATTGAGGTTCAGCAGCAGCGCCATCTTTTGCGGCCGGTGCACCTTGAGCGCATGCGCCACGAAGGCGTTCAGCACCTCGCCATAGGGCGGATTGGTGATGATGTCCGGTTCGGCTTCGTTGCGCTCGGTAAGCAGGAAATCGCAGACATCCTGGACCACGCCTTCCTGATCGGCCGTGCCGTAGTCGACGAGGTCGGAAAGGATGACGCCAAACCCTTCCGCCTCCAGATGGCGCGAGATCGCGCCCTTGCCGCAGGCGGGCTCCAGAACCCAGAGCTTGAACTGCTCCAGCGCCAAGAGCGTGTGCATCGCCTCCGGCGGCGTCTGGTAGAGGTTGTTGCCCCGCTCCTCCTTGGTCGCCGAAGCTGTCCCGACCGCCGCCCGCAGGTTCGCCTTGCTCGGCTCCAACCCTGCCGCGAGGCGTGCGGCGATTGCACGTTCGACGATACCCGGCGCACCGCGTTCGGCATCCGCCAGCCGTCGCGCCTCAAGGATTTCCTTGCGGGAAAGCCCGGTGTCTTCATGGGTTAACCCGTTCCCATCGGAAACGGCTTTCGGCCTGCCACCCCTGGAGACGAGCCCCGCCGCCTGTGCCGCATCCCATTCGGAGGCGATCGCCATCTTGGCGCGGGTTTCGATCAGCAGCGCGTCGCCCTGCAGGCGGCGGGCCTTGGCGCAGAGAGCTTCCGTCGCACCGAACTTTTCCGCGAACGCCGCTTCCGTCTTCGCCTGCGCATAGGCGCCCGCCGCCACGATCCGCGCCCGGATCACGTCGCCCTCGTCGAGCAGCGCGCGTGCCCGCTCCACCGTGGCGACGAGGCCGGAGGCATCGAAGCGCTCGTCGAGGGCATGATCCGCGGAAACAGCCGGAACCGAAGGCGCAACCGCCGGGCCGTCCTGCAACTGGCTTTCCAGCCAGGCGAGCATCTGCCGGGCCTTTTCGGTTGGAAACCAGAGGGACGCCTGCTTCCGGTCCCGGTCGAGATAGCCGTAGGCGTTGCATTTTGTGGCGGCGGTCCTGTCGGGCTGCTTCTTACCGTCGTCGAACGAGCCGGCCTCGACCGCCGAGCGAACGATCGCCAGGGCACGTGGGCCGGGAACGGTGAAGGGTTTTGGCACGTGATAACCCATCAGTGCGCCCTCGCGAGCTTTTCGAGATAGGCCCGGCCCTCGCCCGTGATGTGGAACAGCGCCCCGTCCATCTGGTCGCGTTGCAGGTAACCGCGCTTGGCGCAGGTCGCGCCGTGCCGAACCTCCTTGGAGTCTTCCGCATAGAGGCTGCCCTGTCCCTCGATCGAGACGCGGCGCAGGAAGGCGATTGCAGCGCCGCCGATCGGCTCCATGGTCCGCGTGGTCATGGCGCGTCGCCTCCGACGATCTTGAGGCCGGATTTTTCGCCGTGGCGGGCGCGAATGGAGGCGATCTTGGCGCGCAGGGTGTCGGTGGCACGGTCGAGCGCCGCCGCCTCGCGATCGATCTCCGCGGCCTCGGCAGGTGTCACCTGCCCGTCGGCGATCGCTTCGGCCACGGCAAGCCCAAGCGAGGCTTCGCTCACCCTGACATGCGCATGGGCGACGAGGATGTCGGCGCTGCAGTCCGGACGGGCTTCCGGATCGGTGAGTCGGCGCCCGGTGACCGAGGCCATGACCTCGGTGACAAAAGGCTGGCCGCAATCGGCCTCCAGCTTGGCGATGGCGGTGAGCGGCATCAGGCTTGGGTCGTAGCGATCGTTCCAGCGGCCCACCGTGCTCTTGCCGTATCCGGCCTTGTCTCCGGCGCGGTCGATACCGCCGCAGGCTTCGATCAGATCGAACTGCGCGGCCTTCAGGCGGATCAGAAATGCGTCCATCGTGGTTGCCTCCCAAGAGGTCAGAATCTCAAGACAAATCCATGCCCGACGCCGGGAAATCCGGCCTGGTTTTCCCGTGGCGGGAAGAGGTTCCAAGGTGCGAATGTCGGGGCGTTACACAGTCATCCCCGGGCCTGACCAGGGGATCATGGAGGCCCACATGCGAGACCGAGAAGAAAGAAGCCGCCGGGACCGGGAGGTCCGCCGTCCCGGCGGCAGTTGGCGCGGCCCATACCAAAACCGCGCGGGAGGAGCGTTTTGCGAAGGTCTGTCATTCGGCAGCCTCCGCGATCTTCGTCGACGGCTCGGGGCGAACCGCGCCTGCCGGCCAATCGAAACCTTCGGGCCAGTTGTCGGAAAGCCACTGTACCGCGACATCCAGTCGACGCACGCCGATGTCCGACCCTTCACGAATCTGACCGATCCGCTTGCCGTCACGGAACATCCGAGACGACAGCGTCGCCTCCGCGATCCCGGCGGCGCGGCAATAGGTTTCGGCAAGTAGCAAAAATGAGGAAATCAGCGTCATGCCAGCCATAATGCGGGATATATACCGCACATGTCAACGGGATATGTCCCGCTCGCCGGAAGCCTCGTTTGCGGCAATAATGCCGCACATGGCAAATCTTTTGAAAAGTCAAATCCTTGAGCGCGTCGAAGAACGACTGAAAAAGGTCGGGATAAGCGAACGCCGTGCCGGCATGCTTGCAGCCAACAAGCCCGATCTCGTGCGCGGCTGGCGGGCGAAGGATGCGTTGCCGCGCATAGACAGCCTGATCCAGATTGCTCCCGTCCTGGAGACGACGCCGGAATATCTGGCCTTCGGCATTGAGACGGAAGCGAACCAGAGCGTCCCGAAAATCTCCTGGGTGAACGCCGGCGCCTTCGGCACGGCCGATCCGGTCGTCGACATCTCGGACGCCCCGCGCGTCGAGGTGGCAGGCCTCGGCGACGGCGAGTTCTATGCGCTCGATATCATCGGGGATTCGATGGACCGCATCTCGCCGGAAGGCTCGGTCATCATCGTCAACCGCAAAGACAAGCGCCTTGTCCAGAACGCTTGCTATATCGTTCTGGACGGCCATGGCGGCGCCACCTACAAGCGTTATCGCCAGAGCCCGACGCGCTTCGAACCGGTTTCGACCAATCCGGCACACGAGCCGATCTTTCCCGACAACGACAATATTCCGGAAATCTTCGGCCGGGTCGTCATGACCATCGTCCGGATGTAAATCGCCCGTCACCTGCCTTTCCACCTACGCGCCTGGCCCTGATCGGAGCCGGGCGCGTCGCGTTTTGGATGGGCGCTTGCCGAATCAGAAGCCGACGCGGCGCTTATCCCGCAAAATGCCAATCGGGAACGAAGCAAGAAACATGCGGTATATATACCGTATTTCTGTTGACGCGGGATAAATACCGCATTATCGTCTCTCCTTGTCCGGCATCGTCCCCCGTGCCGGCTATCCCCGCCGAGAACGGCCGGCGCGCCTGTTACCCCCTTGGGCGCGCCGGTCGAGCGGGAAAACCCAGCCAAGGAGAGAGCAGTGAGCCGTATCTTGAAGACCAGTGCCCGCAACATCGAAACCGAGATGTTCGATCTTTACCGCGAACGCGGTGCCATGACCGACGCCGACCTGATCCGCGCCGGTTTCACCCAGGAAGAAATCGCAACCCACGCCCCGAAGGTGGCCGCCCGCATCCGCGAGGCCGGACAGGTTGCGGCATGAACGCCCGCGCCATTCGCATCGAGCCCTTCGCCGACGGATCCACGCGCGAGCGCCGCGCCGATCCCGATCTGCTCGACATCCTCGCGACTGTCCATTTCTGGCGGCTGCGCGCCGTCGAATTCACCCTTCTGAGCCTGATCGTCTTCAGGCTCTGCTTCGCCATCGCCTGCCGCCTGTGAGGGGCGGCAGTCATTCCTTTTGAACGGGGACGAAACCCATGAAGATCATACGCGATGCCAAAGTGCTGATCGGCCTTCTCGAAAGGGGCGATCTCAACAGGGAGTTTTCCGACACCCTGCACAATACCCAGAAGGCACTTGCCGAACTGGTCGAGAGCGAATGGTTCGTCGGCAGATACGGCCTTGTCATCCGCAACGCCCGCCCGGTCACGTTTATCGCGGTCAAAGGGCAGCTCGGATTTTTCGAATGGCGCAAGATGCTGGAGGCCAATCATGGCTGAAAACTCCCCGATCTCATGGACGCGCCACACCTGGAACCCCTGGATGGGATGCACAAAGGTCTCGCCAGCCTGCGACGGCTGTTATGCTGAAGCGCTGATGGACAAGCGTTATGGCAAGGTGAAGTGGGGACCGCACGCCGAAAGGGTGCTGACGTCGCCGGGCAACTGGAAGCTCCCGTATCGCTGGCAGCGGCAGGCCGAGCGCGACGGGGAGCGGCCCTTCGTCTTCTGTGCATCGCTTGCAGACATCTTCGACAACCAGATCAATGCAAAGTGGCGCGCCCACGCGTTCGAGGTCATGCGCCGTACTCCAAACCTCGTTTATCTCCTGCTGACGAAACGCCCCCAGAACATCATCAGGCTTGTCGCCGATGTCGGATATCTGCCGCCGAACGCGGCCATCGGCGCCACGATAGAGGACCAGCCGCGGGCGGACATCAACCTGCCGGCGCTCGATCGGGCGTTTCGCGCCCTGCCTGCCGCGTTCTCGTTCGTATCCTGCGAACCTCTGCTTGGCCCGATCGTCATACCGCCGCACCTGATGCCGCATTGGGTGATCACCGGCGGTGAGACCGACCAGGGCGGCCACAAGGCCCGGCCGACGCACCCGGATTGGTTCAGATCGTTGCGGGATCAGTGCGCGGCTGCCGGCGTTCCGTTCCATCACAAGCAGAACGGCGAATGGGTTTCCGTTTCGGAAGTCGCCGGGCCGGGCGCGCACTTCACGTTTGAAGACGGCGCCACCGTGCGGCGCGTCGGCAGGCACCTTTCGGGCCGCACGATCGATGGCGTGACTTACGATGCATTCCCGGAGGTTCGCGATGGATTTTGACAATGGCCAGCCGGACCATGAGCGGAGGGCGAAGTGATGGCACGCCGCGCCGGCATCCGCGCCACCGACATCAAGACGACGCTCGCCGCACTCAAGGAGAGCGGACTGACGCCTTGCGCATTGGATACCTTGCCGGATGGCGGCATGCGGTGGCATTTTGTCCCCCAGAAGGCGTCTGAAGAGGACGAGATCGATCGCGAAATCAAGGAGAATGAGGCCAGGTGGTCCAAGTCGAGTTAAAAGGCATCCACACCGTCAAGATCAGGAAGAACGGCCGCATCTTCGTCTATTATTATGCATGGCGAGGCGGCCCGCGGCTGGAAGGCGTTCCGGGCACGGCCGAGTTCATGGCCTCCTACAACGAAGCCATCGAGATCCGGCACGCCGTCGACGACACAAAACTCCAATCCGTCATCAATCATTACAAGAAGACGGAATTTCCGAAACTTTCCGATTCCACCAGGCGCGTCTGGTCGCCCTGGCTCGACAGGATCTCCGCGCAGTTCGGCCAGATGCGGACGGCGACATTCAATCACCATGAGAAGATCAGGCCGTCTATCCGGCGCTGGCGAAACCAGTACGCCGAAACGCCCCGCACTGCCGACCTCGGCATGCAGGTCTTGTCCCGCATCCTTTCGCACGCGGTCGACCCTCTGGGAAAGATTGCTTCCAACCCTTGCGAGGGCATCAAGCACCTCTACACCAGCTCCCGCGCCGAGATCGTCTGGACCGATGACGATATAGCCCAGATCAAGGCAGTCGCCTCGGATGAAGTCTGTTTCGCCGTCGACCTCGCGGCTCACACCGGCTTGCGCGTCGGAGATCTCGTGCGTCTGTCATGGTCTCACGTCGGCGAGGATGCGATCGTCATCACGACGGGCAAGAGCAAGCACCGGCGGGAAGCCGTCGTTCCGCTTTACGATGATCTCAGGAGCCTCCTGGGCAGGATCCCGAAGCGCTCGCCGGTCATCCTGACGAACAGCCGCAAGAAGCCATGGACGAACGACGGCCTCGCAAGTTCGTTCTGGACGGCGAAGGTCGAAGCGAACATGCAGGAGCGCGATCTCCACTTCCACGACCTGCGCGGCACGGCAGCGACGAAATTCTATATCGCCGGCCTGTCTATCCGGGTGATCGCGGAAATCATGGGCTGGGAAGAGGAATACGTCGAGAAGATCATCAAGCGCTATGTCGCGCGGGGAGCGGCCACGCGCGAAGCGATTCGGCAGATCAACGATGCCCGCCAGCGCCGTGCGGATGATGCCAAAAAGAACGGCCGATGA